AATCTTTCAATTTATGAAAAAATCCGACCTTTGAATCCTTGGAGCCTTGTTCCTTCTTCTCGTCGGGCTTACCCAGTGTAGTCCGTGATATTCGAATTGCGAAGGGTACAAATTCCACCCCGCAAATGAAATCCCCGCACGATGCCAAAGTTATTTTAAGTACTAGATATGCAAATACTGAATCAATGAAAAACGGGCAAATGCTGTCCGTTTTCTATACTCGGTGCAATCCTCGAACTTGACCATTTTGTTGACTCAAACAAAATGATACAAGCCATAATCGAAGAAGACAAGAACTCCTTGTCTTTTGATATTTCGGCAAAATGGTTCTTGGCGAAGTGATGGATCAAGTGATACCAAAAACTTCCACGGATAAACCAGATCACACTAAAAAAAAATCCTATCATCGTATGCCTCCATCAATGAGATTGGGCAAAAATAGGAAACCAACCATTTATGTTCTCAAAAAACGATATCGTCGGGAATCCTGGACACTTCGTGTGTATCCCACCGCAAGAAATAAAAAAATGAGTCCTCAAAATAAAGAACTCATGGGGCGAATGATGGGGGGATGGTGGGTACTTTTATGCGGATCTTGGAGATATCGTACTGAAAGAGCAATATTGGATGGTGAAAATATAGTTACTGGAGTTTTTGCATGCTTCCGTATCGTTTTTCGTCATTGAGGTACAAGTATATCGAAGTCGTGGAGACATCACTATGCCCGAGCTGTTGTTGGACCGTGTAGATATCGACCCCGTCAATGATGCAATTCGATGCATAGGTATGTCGGAGAAGGTGCGGATATATCCTCATACCAGCAATTTCTCCAATTCGTTTAAATGTCGTACTTATGGCTCCTACACCAAGTTTGCTTCACTCTCATCTGTCACTATAAAAAAGATATTCGCTCTCCCCTTTCGTATCCTGTATGTACTTTTGAAGATTTTTGGAAAAATGTTCTGGAAGGTATATATTTCTCTTTTTTCCTCATTTTCCATCTTTTACGACTATTTTTTTCTCGTCTACATCCGATCGAAGTACTTTCGTCAATTCTTCCCTCCTCAGACCTGTATATACCAGCGTATCGAATATCATCCTATTTCTCCTCCCCAATGGACCGTCTCCCCACCGCCTATAGATAGCATTGTATACATTCGTGAAGCACTCTCGATCCATAGCGAACGGGAGTGCTTTTTGGACCTTTGGACACTTGAGACATTCCCGTGCATGGTTTACATCTATGAATCTTTTTGATATCAGAAAATCAGAAAAAATCCTCATCGCCATCAGATATTTTTTTCGTGTAGAGTTTTTTATATCCATTTTCCAAATATTTTCGAAACATTTTTGGACCATATCACGATCTCAAAAATCTTCCCAACAAATTTTTCCATTTTGAAAAGTCGAAAGAATGTACTTCCGATAGTACACGATCGTTGCCTCCCTCCGTGACTGCATACGCAACCACATTTCGAAATCTGACATTAGGTTTTCCATAAATATTATGATAGAATATAAACGAGAAAACCCTAAAAGTTATTTACTTTATAACTATAAAAATAAAAAAAGCAATAAATAAAATATACAAAATATTTGCTTTATGTAATAAAATTGATATTATCACAACATAATTTTAGTAGACATGGCACACCAAAAGCTAATGCTTACTATGAGAGTTGAATATTTAGTATAGAGGTCTCCAAAGCCTCTCGTCTAAAATACATAGCTCTATAGTACAGCGGTTAGTACATCGGTCTCCAAAGCCGAGAACCTTGGTTCGATTCCAAGTGGGGCTGCCATAAAAACCATAAAGGTCGTTTATTAAAATTATAAACGATCTTTAACATTTTATGCGGTCTAATGGGGGGAATAACACTACGATATATGCATCCATCTGCATAGATTCGCCCGCCAATTCGAACTGATCGTGCCTACTAGTGTATATGTAGGTGACCGTATAACCAAACAAACCATAAAAGTCAAAAACAAAAAAACCACGAGCGTACTCGTGGAATCAACATAACATATCCGATATCAATATATCGGAAAAACAATAATTCGCAAGAAAAGAGATATATACTATCTCTTTTTTTATTTTCTAAATATATTATATATGCAACTTCGTAAAGCCGAACGCAAAAAAGCAAAACTCCGAATTGGTCTCTCTGGTCCATCAGGGTCAGGAAAGACCTATTCAGCACTCCTTCTCGCTTATGGTATCGTTGGCGACTGGGACAAGATCGCACTCATCGATTCTGAAAATGGATCTGGAGAACTCTACTCCAACCTCTGATCCTACAATGTCCTTCCGCTCGACGCTCCGTACTCCCCCGAACGATATATCGAAGCGATCCGATCGTGCGAAGAAGCAGGGATGGAAGCCATCGTCATAGACTCTATTTCCCACGAATGGGAATGAAAATGATGATGTCTTGAAATCAACGAAAAACTGGCATCCGCAAAATTCAAAGGGAACAGTTGGGGGGCGTGGTCCGAAACGACACCACGACATCAGAAATTCGTCGAATCGATCATCACTTCGAAGTGTCATATCATCACCACCGCAAGGTCCAAAACGGACACAATCCAGACGGAAGACAAAAAAATCAAGAAAGTCGGTACCAAGGAGATCCAGCGTGAAGGATACGAATACGAACTTACAGCGAACTTCAATATCGATCGTGAACACCATCTTGCTATAGCCAGTAAAGATCGTACCGGACTCTTTATCGACCGTGATCCGTTTCTTATTTCGTCGGAAATCGGGAAAGAGATCATGCAGTGGAATACTTCAGGGATCGATGGAGAAGCCCGAGAACGAGAGCGAATACAGAAAGAACAGGAAGAAAGAGAAACCCTCTATACTGCTATAATTTCGGATATGGAAAAAATCAAATTCATCGATGATCTTGCCAATCTCTGGAACACGCAAGTCCAGGCAAACAAGGTGAAACTGTGAGAAGCGTATATCAAGGATCTTACCGAGAGAAAGGACGCTATCAAGTCGGAACTTATGGATAATAGAGAAAAAGATAAAATACTTCCTACTCCTCCGACTCCAGTAATAGAAGAAGAAAAATCTATAGAAGAAGCTACGAGTACAACAACATTTCCTGAATTTGTCCAAAAAATAAAGTCAACGAAGAGTCAGGAAGAACTCGAAGAAATCATGCTCGAAGTCGAAACGGCTTTTTCCATGAAACAGATCGATACAATACAACACGGGGTCCTTCACTCTCATAAATGAATTATGATGAAAAAATTCCTAATCACTCAATAAAAACTATGAATCAAATATTTTTTCTCGATACCGAGACAACTTCTTCAGATACTACCAAGGCTCGTGTGGTCCAGTTTTCCATTGTATCTGATGGGTATGAATGAGAATGGAACACACTTCCGCCTGTAGATATCGATATCGGTGCTATGGCAACCCATCATATTACTCCGAAGCATCTTTCATGAGCATTGAAGTTCAATGATTGTATAGGTAAGGATATCCTTTTGAGTCTTATTGATGGTGGGTGAATCCTCGTCGCACACAATGCCCCATACGATGTAGCGGTCCTTCACAATGAGTGAATCACTGTCCCAAGATATATCGATACACTCAAAGTAGCCAAACATATCCTCGATGACTCAAATATTGAATCCTACGGACTCCAATATCTCCGGTATTTCTACAAGCTCGATGATCTCCACGAATGAGAACTTCGTGGTGGATTCGCTCACTCCGCTCTCTACGACACGATCGTACTCAAGTGGTTCTATGAATTTTTGGAATCAAAAATGAAAAAACTTCATCCATGACAAGATCCAATCGAGAGAATGCTAGAGCTTACCCATACTCCTATCCTGATGAAGTCTTTCCGATTTTGAAAATACAACGGAAAAACATTCGAGGAGGTAGCAAGTATGGATCCGCAATACCTCTTTTGGCTCAAATCATCAGAGATGAAAAAGCCAGAAAATGAGAGAAATACGGATATGATTTTTACAATTAATAACTGGATTTCCAGGTAATAAATGCCAAAGTATACATACAACCACAAAAAAAATATTATAAAAACTATACCAACCATACCAAGATGAAGCATAGGAGATACACTTATTGGATGTGCTCATCGAGATCTTATAGGAATTGCTCTATGAAGTGGAATATGAGCACCTAAATAAACATAGCTTTAACCTCGCCATCTGCCCTCTATGGTGTCAAAAAGAGGGCTTTTTAAATATTCAATGTCATCCGATTTTTAATAAAAGTTATCATGCCAAATAAAGAGAATACCTATCGAGTACTCCATCACCTACTCGAAAACCCGATCTTTCTTGAAAGACTTGCTCAAGCCTATGAGACTCTCACGGATTCCCCGACGAACCTCGGGTATAGGCGATGACATTTACAAAAAATCAAAGATGAGCGTAGAAAACCGCATACTCCAGTAATGAAGAAGATCTGTGAAGCATACCGTATGCTCCTTGCAAGGATTCACCAAACTCAAGATACTCGTGATATTACAAGTATCGAAAGCGAACTCCTTGAACCATATAACCATATTCAATAACTTCATTTTTTATGGCACGACCACAAAAAAACAATGCGGACTATTTCTCGCATGATTCCTCGATGAGGAATGATATGAAAATAAAAGCACTTCGGAGGAAGTATGGAATGGAATGATATGGTTTGTATTGTATGCTTCTTGAGATTATTGCAGGGAGTGATTACTTTGAGTACAGTATCGAAGAAAATGACTATATTGCATGGGAGATGTTTGCAGGTGATGTAGATATCGATACAGAAAGGCTTCGTGAGATTATAAAATATATGGAAAATATAGGACTTCTTCATTACTCATCATGAAAAATATTTTCTGATGGACTTAAAAAAAGATTGCAACCAGTTACAGAAAAAAGAGATCAAATCAGAATTTATCGTGAATCTCAGAAAATCACAAAAAATGATGTTTGAGAAAGTAAAAATGATGACAAACAACTTGAAAACTGAGTTTGTGCAACACAAACTATAGTTTGTACCACACAAATGCCACAAAGTAAAGAAAAAGAAATAAAAGAAAAAGAAATAAAAGAAAAAGAAATAAAAGAAAAAGAAATAAAAGAAAACAAACAGGTACCAGCGTGCGTGTTTTCTTTTAATGATTTTTTTGAAACCTACCCGAAAAAAACAAACCAACTCCTTGCTGAGGATCTTTTTGCTAAGTTATCAAACTCAGAGATCTCCGAAATTATGGTTCGCCTCCCACAGTTCATCGATTACTGGGGAACCATCGAGGTTCGATTTGTTCCTGCTCCCGATAAGTTCCTTTCTCTTAAAAAATGGCGTGATACCATTCCTCCTTACAAAAAAATGGATCCGAATCATCCTGTAGCGAAAAGAAAAGATACTCAAGAACCACAAAAACCAAAGGAAGATAATTCAAAAATATGGGAATATTTCTTGTCTTTGGATGAAGAATACCGGTCAATTATCGAGAAAAAAGCAACTGATAAATTCGCACATCTCCCGATAAGAAATACCGATGTATTGGTAAAAAATGAGATAATTCTCATGATTCGATCAGAATTCGAAAAATACAAGAGCCAATTATAGGCTCTTTTTTATACCAAAACAAATCTCGATACGAGTCGTTTATATTCTAAATTTTACTCATGAAATATGCAAAAATCACAGGAATTTCACTCACCGCTACGGTGGTCTTACTTACAATTTTATACCGACCAACTCCTGATGCAGGAGTCAAAAACACAATCGTTCCATGATATGGTAGCGAGATACAGACGATCGAAAGTAATCCAGAAAAGGGTAGAAAAGAGAGAGAAAGAAACAAATCATGAAGTGGGGTATTATCTAGCTCAATAACAACAAGAAAGTGTCTAAATAACAGAATCCTTCGTAACGGATGGGATGATCCACGAGTCCAGTATGCGTATGCCATATCTTGTTGAGATATGGACTTCATAAAGACCATTGAAGCAGAAAGTAAATGGGATATCAATGCAATCTGAGACTGATGAAATTCGTTCTGACTTTGTCAAATCAATAAGATCTACAATCCTGAAATGCAAAAAGAGTACCGGGAACTTATAACAGATAATGAAAAAGTACTTTTTTGTTATTACCAATACCAAATGTGGGTAAAGCGATGAGTCATCAGGACACGCCTCTATGGATATAACCATAGGAATCTTCAGAAAAATACAAAACCATTTACATTTCCATAAAATATGGCAACACCATCAGAAATATATGCAGAACTCTGCAAAACTATCCCACTTGCTCCACTATCAGAAATCAAGAAATTGACTGCATCACAGTGGGACAAGGCAATTCGAGATATACCTGGTATATGTTCCCTCAGGAATGCTATAGAGTGGGAAAAAAGAGATGCTAAGGAACGCATCCGGAGATATCATCTCCAGAAAAAATTATAATTTTTAACTACTTTCATTTATGAGCAATTCTCTGAATAAAGTCCAATTGATCGGAAATCTTACGGCAAATCCAGAAGTTCGTGAGACTCCAAATGGTCAAAAAGTAGCCACCTTTTCGATCGCTACGAATCGAAAGTGGAAAGACGCCGCAGGAGTATGGCAAGAAGAAGTCGAATATCACAACTGTGTTGCATGGCGAGGACTCGCTGATGTGATGGAACAGTATACACAAAAGTGAAAAAAGGTTTATGTCGAAGGATATCTCAAAACTCGAACTTGGGAAGACACTGCAGGAGTCAAACGCTACAAAACGGAGATCGTATCTGACAATGTTATTCTTTTGGGTTCGGCAGGAGGATCTGCAGGAGATACTTCGAGTTATGGAGCTTCTTCTTTTGAAGAGCGTTCACCAAGTGAACCCACTCCTTCTCGAAAAGTTAGAGCGAAAGCAGAAGAATGTATTAGTATCGATGATATTCCATTCTAGAAATATCATAAAAATCCATAACGGATTTTTATATGGGGGATATCCCCCACCATTATTTTTATAACCATTTTTAATATGGTAAATCTTTCTAAAGGAGCGAGCCTTTCTCTCGTAAAAGCTGACGGTTCATCTCTTTCTAAGGTTCGTGTTGGTCTCTCTTGGGATGTTACTCCTGGAGTTAATGCAGACCTTGATTTATTCATAGTTTCCCCATCGAAGCAAGTTGCATACTTCGGAGATAGGACTGCCATTGCAGGCATTCAACTCTCTGAAGATAATCGTACAGGTGCTGGTGAAGGTGATGATGAATACGCAAAATTCGACGCCACCGTAACTACAGACGGTGTCTACACCATCTGTGTAAACAGTTACACGGGTACTACATTCGACAAGGTTTCCAATGCTAAGGCTACTGTTTACAATGATGAAGATGGAACTATCCTTGCTACATTCGACATTTCTCAGGGTGATACAAATACCGGTATTATTGTTGGTACTATTGCTGATTCTGGTAACTCATATGTATTTACGGCTAATGGTGACTTTGTGAATGGAGATATCAATCAGATCGTTGCTTCTCTATAGTTTCCTTCTCCCCTCTCATGGGGAGGATGAGCGTGTGAAAGTAGAATAATTATGGAAAAATTATCAATGGCTAACGAGATGTTCCAACACTCTTATTGGTTCGAATCCAATCACGCTCTCATCCTCCTCTTGAGAAAATTTTCTATCTTTTTATGAAAACATTATGAATTATTCTGATACTATCATCATTATTAGTCTCGTGCTGATGGAATGAATCCTATCGATCGACAACGCCGCAGTACTCGCCACCATGGTGAAACACTTGAACCCAGTGGAACAAAAGAAAGCCCTCAAATATGGGATCCTCGGTGCATATATCTTCCGTGGAATCTTCCTCTTCACAGCGGCGTGGCTCATCAAATTTGCATTCCTCAAGCTCCTCGGTGGGCTCTACCTCATCTACCTTGCGGTCTCGCACTTCATGAATCACAGTGAAGAGTCCAGCAAAATACAGACGGTAGTTCGTGGTTTCTGGTCTACAGTTGCAATCGTCGAAGTGATGGATCTCGTATTTTCTATCGATAATGTCTTCGCTGCGGTGGCAATGTCACCAAAGATATGGGTCGTTATCACTGGAGTATTCATCGGTATCCTCGCAATGCGATTCGTCGCAGGACAGTTCGTCGTTCTCATGCGGAAGTACCCAGAACTCGAGACATCTTCCTATATGGTAATCCTTATGCTCGGAGTAAAACTCTCACTCGGATTCCTCGCTGGATTCTTCCATCTCACAGGTCTCGAACACTTCCTCGAAGGACATATCGCATCTATCGTGACATCGTTTTTTACTCTCGGTGCATTCTCAGTTCCATTCATCAAAAAGTATATTTCTCGTAACGCTTAAAGAATTTATTATCTATTTCTATTAAACACTTTTCTCCTATGATAAAGTTACTCGAACAAGTCTTTGGTGTAGTTTTCACCAATAAAATCCGCATCATTATAGCAAACAATAAACGATCAATTCTTATAGAAGTTGTAAGTTCTTTTATTGAATGATATATAAAAACATTTCAGAAAGGTGGTGATATTATGAGATTTTACCTAATAATTTCTCCATTTTTTAACCTGTTTCTTTTTTATAGTTTCTTCGAATTTGTCTTCATTCTCATTTTAGATTTCATAGTATTTCGTATTGTAACAAATAACGAATAGCATCCCCTCTCGTCGAGAGGGTAGAAAGTACACGAGCGACACGGTGCATACGGTAGCATGAAGTAGTAGTGTATTTTCTATCCTCCCTATGATGATTTTATTTCCATTTTTTCTTTATGATAAAAAATACTCCACAAAAGAAAAAACCAGTAAAAAAAACTCTATCTCCTCGCCAAAAAAAAGTGATCGATATACTTCAAGAGGAAATGGTGGAAAATGGTGGAAAATTCACCAAGTGAAAGGTTCTTGAGAAGGCTTGATATCCACCATCTACACAATCAACACCCGACAAGGTTTTCGCATCACAATCGATGAAACGAGCACTAAAAAATGTATGAATGGATCCAGTATCTCTCAAGCGAAAACACATAGAATTATTGAATTCTTGAGTTATTCAGCAACTACAAACAGTTATATGAGTTCCTGTAGAACCATTTGTACAGATCGTGATCGAGAATTGTCCCGGTTCAAAGTACCTATCTCACTATGATATTCCGATGGCATGACAACGAGTATATGTATTCCTGATGCCCGATAAAATCACTCAGGCTCGTGTCCTTGAACTCGCATACAAAGTAACCGGGTGAATGTCTCCAGAGAAACATGAGGTGAAGTTTGAGGCCCCTATTTTATATTTACCTGATAATAATCGCAGTCTATGAGAGCCACCAAAACCCGAAAAGAAAGGTCGAAAAAAGGACCAGTAAAAAAACCAATGCTTCGAGCGATCGGAGTGTGGGTAAGGTTGAAAAATGAATACTATATTTGATTTTATCAAAAAAATTGATAAATTTGTATAAATTTATAAAAAATTATGCAAAAAATCTACGCAAACAAAAAAGAAATCGAACGAGCTGAGATCTGTCATCGACATTCGGTAGATTCTTGGATAAAACAGGGAAAAATCGAGCAAGTCGTGATCGTATGAGGAGAAAAAGACGGCGTGATAATGTACACTCTTCCAATTGATTATACAAAAAGTGACAAAAAAGAATAAAAAGATTTGACTTTCAAAGAAAAAAGAATATACTCGTTTCATCACATCGAGAGAGACACAGACACTCCACAGACGGAGAAAACAGAAACTCAATCAAGTGGTACACTTATATTCTTAGACCGCAAGGCATAGGGTGAAAGTCCCATACATTATGACTACCGCTACTACTCCATTCGCTATCACTACATTCTACTCAGTGAGTGAGCATACGCCGTCAATCATCACACAATTTTCATACAATGGAGAAATATTCCGAGAGGAAGAATCAGATATCGATCAGGATGAATTCTTCAATGCTATATCTTGAACAAAATATGAAGAAAAATCCATAAAAGCAATGGTATGAGAAAAAATAAATAAAGAAGTAAAGGGATTTGATACATTGGAAGCAATGGTAGAATACTATACAGATGATGAAGATTTCAGATTTTACATCGAAAGTGATTTCAATAATTTAGCAAAATAATCCCCTCGCTCTGCTCTCCTCATCGGAGGATGGCAGGAACGAGCGGAAGTAAGAACCCCGCTTGCACTCATTCGCTCAAGCCTTCCTGATAGTTCCATTATAAGTCGCATAGGACACGGCGTATGAGTGAAGTGTACCACCCTTGATTGGGTAGTCCCCACCGAATAATAGTAGGTGGGATTTTTATTTTATAATTTTTCGCAAAATGTCAGAATACATACCATACATCATTCGCAACAACATCACTGATCTTGATCTCGCATGACTTCTCGATTATCTCGAGAGGGAGATGGGGTTGGAAATATTACTTCATAAGCAATGAGAAAACTTTGAAATAAAAAGTGGGACATACTCAATACAGAAAATATTTAATACTATCTATTTTTTTATATTCGATGGAAATGAAGAGATCCGAATTATAAGTCTACATAGAGATCTCTTTTTCCGTACATATAAAACCTTTCTCCCTGTGATAAGGGATTTATATTCTAAGTAATCAATATATGCACAACCAGCTCGATAAGCTCGATCAAGAGCAATTACTCAATCACATGTCAGATTGTATTAAAAACATCAAAAGGCTGAAAAAGAACTATACCAAGTCGAATGAGGCAATGATGAATCTACCGCCAAGGGTAGGTATACGATGATGAAGAAACTCCTCAATACAGGCTCTCCACTCTCGAACCTGAGATATGCTCGTATCATGGGAGCAATCCTTCAAGGAAGCGATGGAGAACTACCATGATAGATTTTGTAGATTTTAACCGCCCTCACGGGATTTTTTTATGCAATCTACCCTCACCCATATCTCAAACATCAAACCAAATCCGAATAATCCTCGTATCATCAAGGATATGAAATTTAAACAACTCGTGCAGTCGATAAAAGATTTTCCAGAGATGCTCGAACTTCGACCGATTATCGTCAATGATGACATGATTGTTCTATGAGGTAATATGAGACTCAAGGCGTGTCGAGATGCTGGACTCACGGAGATCCCAGTGATCCGAGCGAACTCACTCACTCCAGAGCAACAAAAAGAGTTCATCATCAAGGATAATGTGAGTTTTTGAGAGTGGGACTATGACGCTCTCACGAGTGAGTGGGACCAGTCAGACCTAGAGCGGTGGTGAATGGATCTCCCTGAGTTCGTTCCAGACGATACGAATGCTGTGGATGACAACTACGAGCTCCCTGACGAAGCTGAGACAGATATCGTTGCTGGAGATAGATTCACTCTCCAGTCGTGAGACCTCACTCATACTCTCATCTGTGGATCTTCGACTGATCCTGCCACTTTCGATGGTATCAAAGCAGATATGATGTTCTCAGATCCTCCGTATCTCATGAATTTCAAAGGTGCTATGACAGGAGATGGATCACATAATAAGAAACATAAGGTGATAAAAAATGATGACCTTTGAAAGGATGAATGAAATCAATTTCTTAGAGATTTTCTATCGATTGTTCCAAGTATATGTTCTGGTGCTTGGTATATATCATTTTACAGACTTGGTATCGATCGACTCTTTTCAGCTCTCACGGATACTGGTATGAAATGGAGAAATTTGATAATATGGAAGAAAGAACATAAAAATCTCTCAAATTCAGACTATCAATCGATCTATGAGCCGATATTTTATGGATTCCAAGATGATTATAATCCTATCGTATATGGATGGTCTGATAATCATACATTTTACGGTGGAAAGTGAAAGCAGAACGATGTGTGGAATGATATACAACTTCCAAGTATATGGGAAATAAATAGAACAAAGAAAAATGATCTACATCCTACCATGAAGCCAGTTGAACTCATATCACGATGTATACGAAATTCATCGAAACCTTGAGAAACCGTCCTTGATATGTTCCTTTGATCAGGTACAACGATGGTAGCATCTCATCAGATGAAGAGGAAATGTATCGGTGTAGAACTGGATCCTTTTTATTGTTCTGTAATACTTGATCGTATGAAAAAACTTGATAATTCTCTTACTATACTTCGTAACTGACAAGCGTATGAGCAAAAAACGATTTGGAAGACCACCGAAGTACACAAAGATATCGTTTGCAAATAAAGTAGAAGAGTACCTAGAAGAACGGAAGAATTGACGCATAAAGTGACCAGTAACAATACTCGACTTCTGTATGTATGCAAAAATATATCGTGACTATGTAGCAGAACATGAGTTATGAGATGGGTCTAATAATGATTTTTCCGACGCTATAAAAATACTGAAAACTGCTGCAGAACATTCTACTGAATACTTCGCACTCATAGGTAAGATCAATCCAACTATGGCAATATTTTCTCTAAAAAATAATTTTTGATGGAAAGATAAGAGTGAGCTATCTGGTCCTAATAACTCTCAAATAACACCAATAATTTTACTTCCGTCTAACTCTCGGGAATCATGAAACAATCTCACGACGGGGAAAGAAAAATCATAAAACCACAACCCGGATATCAAGAAAATGCACTCTCCTCCCCCGCTGATATCCTCATATCTGGTGCGGCTGCTGGAGTTGGTAAAACTTTTGCACTCCTACTGGAGGCGACACGATACCTCCATATTCCAGGATTCTGAGTACGAGCCTTCCGACGGACTGCTCCACAAATAACCAACCAATGATGACTCTGGGATACTTCTCTTGAAATATTTCCCTCTCTCGGTGGTACTGCGGTCGAGTCCAAGCTTGAGTGGTATTTCCCTTCCAAGTCTCGTGTTAAATTTTCTCATCTTGAGTATGAAAAAAACATATATGACCACCAAGGAGCACAATATGCCCTTGAACTCTTCGACGAACTCACACACTTCACAAAAAAGCAATTCCTCTATCTCCTCTCTCGTAACCGTTCTACCTGCGGTGTAAGACCATATGTAAGAGCAACTACAAACCCCGATCCTGATAGTTGGGTAGCAGATATGATCGATTGGTGGATAGATCCTGTCACTGGTTTTCCTATCAAGGAGCGTGAGTGAAAAATACGGTATATGGTCGTCGATGGGAATCACTTCATTTTCGGTGATACTGCAGAAGAAGTAATCGAAAAATGTCCCCATGTTTTCTCTATTATAGACCCTTCTTCTGGAATAAATCTCCAAGATATTATTAAGACGGTAACATTTATCTCAGGTTCTATCTACGACAACAAAGAGCTCATCGGAAAGGATCCATCTTATCTGTGAAATCTCCTCTCGCAAACTCCTGAGGAACGAGCAAAACTTCTCGAATGAAACTGGAAGATTAGGACCGACGGACTCTCACTTTTTCGCAACGAGTGTATCAATGATATTTTCTCAAACTTCATCTGAGAAGGTGGGGAACGGTATATCACTTGTGATGTTGCCCGTTTTGGTCGAGATCTCTGTGTGGCGATGGTATGGGAGTGATGGAGAGTGATTCGTATAGATATCCTTACGAAGTCTCGTACCACCGAGACGACCGCAATGCTTGAATGACTCAGATCCCTCTACTATATACCAAAGAGTCTTACACTCGTGGATCAAGATGGAGTTGGTGGAGGTGTCATTGACGAGTCTTCAGACGAAGATGGTGGAGGATATGTTGGATTCTCTGGTGGATGATCGGTGATGACGGATCCAGTATCAGGAATCAAAGAAGCCTACTCCAATCTCAAAACTCAGTGTGCCTATCGTATGGCGGACCGTGTGAATTCCTGAAAAATTAGTATCGATGAATCTCAGATATATGTGGATTGATATAATACCGATGAAGTCATCATCGAGTGAAAGCCATATCAGGTCCGCAAGCTCATCATAGACGATCTCCGTTCGTTTAAAAAGAAAAATGCTGATTCCGACGGTAAAAAACAAATGATACCGAAACAAGAACAAAAAAACATATTGAAGCGTTCCCCTGATTTCGGGGACGCTTTTATTATGAGGGAATGGTTCGAGTTCATAGAACGACCTCAGAATGACGAAATAACTATTATCTAATACAATCATTCTATGCCACAAACACCTCTTATAACGATAAAACTCAGGGAATATATGGCGAAGCATCACCCATATGGTATGAAGATGATTTGTGATCGTACTGGAATTGGCCATGTTGCCATCGACAATATTATACACGAGAAAAAGTCAAAGTATAAACTATCAACCCTCAATGCTCTTTATGAATATTTCAAGATAGAACGAGATGATTGGTATCGTTCCAATATGAAAAAGTGGCATCAAAGACCAGATAGTATCCTCGGAAGTTATTTTCGTGAAAAACGAATTGCCCTGAGTTTATCTATCCATGAAGTGGCAAGATCCCTAAGAAATATCGATGAACGAACGATATATAGAATCGAAAGTGGTGACTCATTTCCTGATTATAGCTCGTATACTATTATTAAACTTATAGAATACTACAAAATCCCAGAAGATGAGAAACATACGATCATGTGGCATCTCCGGTGCGGTCATGATATGATGGGGATATACAAGAAACTGATCGATGACATAGGAAAACTTGGAGGTGATGCTAGTATTTATGTATAATTATCAATTTATGCCAACAAAAAAACAAGATATTGGAATCACTGTCGTTCATAAATCGGCATTTGCATGAGAATCAGCACAGATTGTCACCGAGGATCGTTTCAAGTCTATAGCAGGAATGATCAAACCAAAGCACGATCCTGAGGACTTTCTCTATGCCTACGATAATAGTTTCACCGTCGGTGGAATATCAGATAAATTCTCGACGACTGCTTCGAGTGGGTGGGTATTTCCAAAAGAAATGAAAGAGGAATCACAAAAGGTTATGAAGACGCTCGATCAAGAATACCTTTTCACTTCCCTCTTTGTTACCGGAGATGTATATTTTGAAAAGATACGGACAAAGGATGGATCGAAAACCATATCAAGATTTGAGCCTTTTATTACATCGGAGGTCCGTATTGCTCGAAATAGCGGTATTATCACCTATAATCAGATTGCTCCAGGTATGTGATCCCCGAAAGAGTTTGCGTATGATGATGTTCTTCATATAAAACTCAAAAGCCTCTTTTCAAGGTACTATGGTGACTCAAAGTTCCATCGTTGTATGCGTCAGGTAGTCCTCCTTGGACTTATAGATAAATACTATGAATGAGTATTTGACGGTGGATTTTTTGGAAGTTCGATCCTATCAGACAAGAGCGGAAAACTTACAAAGGATCAACGAGAACTCATATCAGCAACGATCAAAGATAAACTCAAAGGACTCAAGGAAGCATTTACGACGATGGTGGTCCCATGAGAACTCGTCAAGCTTGACCTTGACAAGAATTTTGATACTGAGGCATTTCTAAAATTCCGTAAGGATCTCATGAAGTCTATCTCTGTAGCACTCAATATTCCTTTTGATCTCCTTGATCCAGAATGATCCGCTCGTAACACAAAGCAATCATCGATAGAAGAGTTCAACAACGATATCGTGAAACCAATACAAGAGCGAGCACTCAATCAGATCCTTCAACAGATATCAGAGGAGGAAGTACCATGAATATCCGGACTGAAATTTGTACCCATCGATACATCAAACCAAAAAGAAGAAATGGAAGTCAATACAGGATATAAGGATTCGGGTATATTGACTGCCAACGAAATAAGAAAAAGAATATGAGAAGATCCTCACCCTGATGGTGACAAACTCGAAGTAAAAACAGGAAATAAAAATCCAACAGATATTACCAATCCAGCAGATACCACTGCACTCAAAAAGATCGAGGAAGAAATATCCAAAATGTACGCTCACTATGAGGACTAAGTCCAGCATTTCCTCTCTACAATCATAACTATGAATACCATAACTCAAGCAATCACCGACCTCAAGTGTCTCCAGATGGCGAAAGCACAAGAGGAGATCCGAGGGAAAGAATTCACGAAAGTCTATACGGCTTTCGTGAATCTTTTTGCGTGACTTTTCGTGGATCAGACACAATTCTTTCTTGACTATATATCATCTCACGAACATATTTTCACTCCAGATGGGTGACTTATTATCGAGAAGTCTGATGATTTTTGAGATATGTTTCCGGGTGATGGATTTATTAGAGAACTTGAGTCTTTTTTTATAAAGGCTCACATGATAGGACAAGATAAGACGAACAATGAGGTTATGTGACAGGCAGATATATCCCTCGAAGTGAAAAACCTATGAGCGTCGATTTATGCAAAGAATAGGGCGTGAGAACTTATGAAGCAAGTGAATGATACGACCAAGGAGGAGGTTCGTGCACTTTTTTCGAAAGCATGGGAGGAGAGTTGGTCAGTCAGTACTATATCGAGTGCTATCGAGGAGAAGTTTACTCAGTTCTCGAAGTATCGAGCTTCACTCATAGCTACTATGGAAGTCGCAAATGCCTACGAGGTAGGAAAAAAAGATCAGTTCGCACTCTATCAGAACTACTATCACTTTGATGGATTCAAGCGGTCACAGACTCAGCACGATAGTGGAGTCCGATATACACACTCGATCAATGAGATTGAGGGGTGGATACCAGAGAAACAACTTTTTTCTGGAACAAGTACCGATCATGCACCACACGGATTCAATTGTCGATGTGTGACACTTCGAAGTCTTCTCCCTCCTGAAGTAGATGATGTCGTGTGAGTTCAGTTCAAGAAAGATTCATCAGCATACTTGGATCGTTCACAAAAATTGGAGATATCGAATGCGGTCCAAAATTTTCGTAAATCGGCTCCATATCTCCCAAAAATCGGTACCCTATCAGACTTTGGTGATGCTGCAAAATGAAATATTGCAGTATACTATGGGAAAAAAGATACTCTCGCAGTAAATTATATCTGATACGAAAATGATGGAATACAGGAATGATATGCAATAGCTGGATCATTCTCTGGAATCGCTCACAAAAATGCTATCATATATCACGAACTTGGTCACTATCTAGACACTTATATCGAGAAGCAATCTATTGACTGATGAACTTTTCGGGATATGTTATGGGTAGATATTCACGATAGTATGATCAAGGCCAAGATATCGCTTATGTCGAAGTGGCAGAGTGGTGATATACCATCTATGAAATACCCTCTCGATACCGTATCATCCAAGGGATACGAGGTCGCACTAAGAGAATTATTTGCAGAAAGTGTCTCTGGGTATATAATGGGGAAAATAGATATCCTCGATGATGGGATGAAGCAGTTTTTAGACTTTATATTCATGAAATAATATTTATGCTTTTCAAAAATATTGACGATCTCAAAAACGCAACATTCGAGCCGATCGAAGTGCATCAAGTAGATTCAAATGGGAAACCGATCTATCGTGGAGAGGGGTTGGGAATAGACTATTCGAAAGTGAAACCAATCGAATAGATGACATAGGAAAATGCACTATCTCTCGTTATGATGCGAGGGATTTTTTAATGTGCCAAAAATGCAACATAATTTCCATACAGAACGCATCATAAAAACGGAAACCTCGAATCAGACGGCAACATTCGTCATTCTCGAACCAGGTATCGTCGATCTCAATGGTCAGGAGATATCCGAGGAGGAGATTATCAAGACGGCTCATGAGTTCGTCATCAATTTACAGGATAAGTATGTAAATATAGATCATGTAAAAAATACAACTCAGGACGATGTGATATTCGTCGAATCGTATGTCTCCCCTGTCGAGTTTTCTATTTCTACTGCTACTATCAAAAAGTGAACATGGCTCGTGGCATTCAAATTCCTCTCAGCGGATAAGTGGCATATGCTTCTCGATGGAGATATCACTGGAGTATCGATGGAGTGACTCGGATATGTCGAGAAGACTACTGATCAGATAGCAAAACTCGAAAGTATCCAAAACCATTTTATTTCCCTTTATGCATAATTTTATGTCAAAAATCACCGATGTCATCGTCAAAGGAATATCACTCGTAATGAAGTGAAACACTCCAGCAGTACCACACGCACAAACGAAGTTCGCCATATTCAAAAGTGATACATCGTATACTTCAAAATTTGATGAGATAGAAAAAAAATTTAACAGACTCTCTATCCATCAAGATACAGGTACGGTATGTGGTCCTTGTGGAGTCGATGAGAAATAACGATAGAGAGTCGATGACATAGGAAAATAATCTAAACACGGGAAAATACCCGTGTTTATTATTTCACTTTTTACTGGTATGAAAGAACACCTACAAAAAATTGCTCTTGCTTTCGCAGAAATCACTAAGGCGGCTAAGAATGGTGACAATGCTACTCTCATTGCAAAGCTTGAAGAGGTTGCAGATGCTATAGATACAGCAACCACTGAGGCTGATAGTACCATGAAAGAATCGGTAACTCAAGCAGAAGAGGTTACCAAGATGAAAGAACGGATCGAAAAGTGGGCTGATATGTATGTTTCATCAGAGACATTCTCTGATCTTTTGGAACAATTTAAGTCGGCTATGGACATGATAAATGGTCTTACCCCTGTCATAAAGACGGTAGAAGATCTCACCAATCGTCTGGAAATAGTCGAAAAAGGTGCGAAACCATCAGCACAGGATGATGGTGAATCCAATCCACAAACAATAAAAAAGGGTGCATCCGCTCTCTCGAGTGCTGCAAGTCGATTCGCATAAATACTTCTTATATATCTTTACTTTATTATTTTTTCTACCATTATGCCAACCCCAAAAGAACAACTCCATAAAGCATTCGGGTCGTCTGGTGACACCTCCAGTGCTGTACATCTCTCCGTAGAAGAAGCATCTGCATTCTTCGATACGGTCGTTGATCAATCAGTACTTCTCAAAAAAGTTCGTACAGAAAAGGTTGATCGTGCCACTAAAAATCTCCAGAGACTCGTATCGACTGGAGAATTCCTCCGAGCAGGTGGAAATCATGTTGCATTCGATGATGCCGATGCTGATACGGTAGACACTCAAGTTATACCTATTTCCACAAAAGAAGTACAAGGATCTATCTTTGTATACGATAGTGAAAAACGACATAATATAGAAGGCGTTTCTATCGGGGAACATGTTCTATCGATCGCTGCAAAAAAAGTCGCAAACTCTCTCGAAAAACTTTGTCTTACTGCAGATACTGCAAATTCATCATTCGTAGGAACTCTTTCTGCATACAAGCAGGTTGACTGATGGCTCAAGCGTATCAAGTCGACAGGTCACTATCTTGATGCAACAAACACTACACTTTTCTCGGATGCATCTGTAACTCGTGAAAAATTCCTCAAGCTCTATACCTCTCTCGAAACTCAATACCGAGATAATGCCCAGTTCTTCCTCCACGATAATGCCATCGTCGAATACGATGAACTCTTCACGGCAAACTTCAATCGTAATAACCTTGTTGATAATATCCTCAACCGTCCGCTCGTGAAAGTTCCTCTCATGGGAATTACTGCCGGAAAGAGTCAAGTTATCCTCACTGATCCTCAAAACTTGATCATCGCATTCCAAGTGGAAACAGCAGCGGTACAGTTTGAAAAATTCCGCAATCCAAAGATGAAACGAGATGAATACTACTTCACTATGGAGCTCGATACTCAGGTCGAAGTCCCAGAAGCAGCAGCACTCCTCGACAAACTCACGATGAAATACTAGTTCGATGACATAGGAAAATAAACACGAAAGTCTACTATGACTCTCGTGTTTTTATATTCTAATTTTTTTTCTATGAAACTCATAAACACTCGTGATCGATCCTACAACGGAATAAGAAAGGGAGAAACCATCGATATTAAAAATGAAGATCAGATTGTAGAATACCTCGATGCTTGATTCGAGAAAGTTGGAAAGGAGGAGATGAAAGCAATTTCCAAAGATGCTGATAAAAAATGAGGTGATGAAAAAAATACCCCAGTAGAGGATAATAAAACAGGAAGTACTGAAGTAAAATAATAAAACTTATGCTTTATACTGATATCGAAACACTCAAAACACATCTCGGAATAGAATGTTCATACGATGATGAAAATCTCAAAGCACTCATCGAAACAGCAACGGAACTCATCGATACTGATCTTTGAGAAAATATATGAATTCGGACAAAGACTCGTCGTATTGATGGTACTGGAAATATCCGAATTATCATGGAAAATCGTGTTAATACGGTTATCTCTGTAAAAGATACTCGTACGGGATATGCCTATACGGTAGATTTTATTGATTGATATATGATCTATCTCACGACCGAGCTCGAACGAGGTATGAAGAATATAGAAGTATCCTATACAATGGGATACAATACTGTTCCAAAGGACTTTGAACGATATTTTCTAGAGTACTGCAAAGAACTCTATCAAAGAGATAAGATCAAAAATGATACGGATGTCGTGAAAACGAAAAAGCTCGGGGATTTATCCGTTACATTCTTTTCTCCGAGCGAGCTTGTGAAGTATGGATCATCCGTTCTCGATTCTCCAGATATGGAGAAAATTATGAATAAGTACAAAAATTTTTCTATCTATACCGCATAATGTCTTTTCTCTCTACATATTTCTCATCTGATATGCGACCTCTCTCCGTCACCAAACAAGCAAAAACAAAAAATGATATCGGTGAGATGGTGGATACAGACTCTACTATCGTCAGGTTTATGGGATTACTTCTCAGAGTCGGACAAATTGGGTCTTGATTTATGATAGAAAAAAACATACCGATAGAGGATGCCACTCATACACTTAGGTGCGAACTCGGTATATCTATCAACCGTGATGATATCATCAACGATCGTGGTGTGAGGTATATCGTGAAACACTGAGCAATCCAGGATGACTTCTGAGGTGAATATGATCATCAGCTTATTTATCTGAAACACTATGAGTAATACCGGAATCAGCATCAATGAAAGAGCTTTTGATGAGGCGATTAATGCTGGACTTGCTCAGGTGTGACTCATGCTACAAAACGAAATCGTAAAAATAACCCCAAGAGATATCAATCGTATTGACATGAATAAGCCGATTGATAGGAAAGATGGGAAACGGCCAAAACGAAGATCTCACTATAAACCGAAACAAATATTCGGGCATTGGTATGAATGAGTGAGTGGTAACCTCAAGCGATCAGTATCATTTGAGGTAGATGAATCAAGAAAGCGTGTAGAGGTTGGAACTCTTGCAGATGGTCCAGCTCAAAACTATTGAAAGTATTTGGAATATGGAACGGCAAGGATGCAAGCAAGACCTTTTCTCAGACCAACTATAGCGGATAAAAAAGTACAAGCAATGCTTGTCAGTGAGTTTGAGCGTACATTTTATGCAGTCCTCGAACGATACAATCGCTCATAGTCAATACACTGTAACAATATAATCAATCACCTGATAATGATAGATCTCAAAAAAGCCATCTACGGTATCCTCCATAATTCTCCCGGTATTACTACCATAGTGGGAGATGAGATCCATACATGGGCAGATGGGAAAGATATTCGAGAAGATTTTACTGATAAATTCCCACAGGTAACCTATCAGCGTATCGGAAGTATGAATATTCAAAGGATCGGTGTGCGATCTGAGAGGTACCAGGTATCATCATGGGATCTTACGCAGAAATGAGCTGATGTCCTATCAAATGAAGTCATCAAAGAACTGAATCGATCCGGTCCAGTGAAATCCTATAAGTCGTGTAACCTCATCCATATCGGTGAAAGTTATGATCCTGAGACAAAGTCTTTTGGGGTACATACTGATTTCGAGATCGTGGTATATGATCCAGAATACTAGGGACTCGATGACATAGGAAAATGACAAGACTCTCATAGAGTGATAATGATTATTTCATCACTTTTTATTTATGCAAACTTCCGTACAAAATAACCGATCAATTCGCCTAGGGTCTGCAATCATGATGGTAAATTGAGTGAATATTGGAGCCCTTGAAAATACGAAACTCAAGGTTGAAATTTCGGTGATCTCACTCGTTGCCGATAATGCGAAACTTGAGCCTCGTAAAAAAATCACCAAGGCTAGTATCACGGCTGATATGTGGGAAATCAATCTCGATACCCTTGCGACAATCGATGGAGTCGGGACACTCTCATCAGTAGCATCCACTCCTATCAGTCCGACAGCTGAGGTAGTACTTGCGAGTGGATCATGGGCATCAAATACTCCTCTTTTCTTCGCTGGTCGTCAATCCAATTGAGGAGTTGCTACGGCTATCAGCGTCAAGAATGGTTCCACTACCCTCACTCTCGGTACTGATTATGCAATCATCAATGAGAACGGAAAAACTGGTATCGTGAGAATTGGTACATCACTTGCAACGAGTGGAATTGGTATCAATGTTGCCTATACCTACACTCCAGCAGCTTCTAAATCATACACTGGTAAAGATATCATAAAGCTCATTGGTATGTACCCAGTTGAAGTCTATAATACCGATGAGAATGGAAAAAAATTTGGTATATCATTCCCTCTTGCATATAATTCAGCAGGTATTGAGTGGAGCTTCTCTCCAGACGAGAAACTCGATCAAGTTATGAAACAACCACTTGAGTTCACAGCATTTCCCGACTCTACCAATACATTCTTCGTTATGTATGATGAACAAGCGTACCAGTAGGATGACATAGGAAAAACCAAAATCCCCCTTATAGTGAGAGGGATTTTTCTTTTCTAATATGCGTATTATCCGTGAATTCATCTATGACTCATGACTCAAAACTCTCAAGTATTGAGATATGTCGTGGGAGCAATACACTCGATATTTTTATCAACCGGACGAAGTGATCAAAGAGATACTTACAGAATTTCAGGAAACTCCTGATCTTTCAAATGATGATATGTCGTTTTTTATCGTTACTTGTTTTACAGAGATTACTGGAGTAGCTTCACTACATAAGAAGCGAGATGGCAATCATATGGTTCCAGAACATCATATCCCTATGGGATACCTTATGTTTCATCTCCATCAGCAGTACTCAGAAATTATGAGTATGCCTGCACGATTGGTGTTTTTACTATTGAATGATATCGCCATATTCTCAGGACAAGAGGAGTATGATCCTGATCGTCGGCTGAAGAGTATTGATCGTGATGCTATAAAAAAGGTTTTTGGGAAAACGAGCGGAAGTGTGAAGTAGTAATACAATAATAAACCACTCGAATATGAGGGGTTTAGAGTTTAATCACAGCCACTATACTCCTTATTTCATCCACTACTATAGTGATATCTTCATCATTTTGAACCAGTATAGCAAGTATATCATGAACTTCTTGTATAGTTTCCAGATTCGTATGTTGATTGTCTATTTTGTGGTAAAGATGCAATATAGTCATCAGTTTCCTTTTTTTGCTTCTTTGCAATTCTTTCCCGTTCTTCTTGCATTCTCTTTCATTCTTCTTCTTACTGTTTTTGTATTTCAAAATTTTCTTTAGCGATTTTAGAATTTTTTTCAATTATTGAACCAAAATCTATTCATACAATTTTTGGATATACTTGTGTTCATGAATCAGTGGATCAAGTTTGATCGTAAACTACACCAGTTTGGGTAGATCCAGTATATATTTTTTGTTTGATATCATTGTTTATCTCTTTTTTAAATTTTGGAATAATTCTCTTTACTTTTTGTATAGAACCTGTTCTTGTGTTTACATCTGTGTTTTTTACACTTTCAGCTCAAGATACCGATAGTGATAATGAAAAAATGGAAAACAAAAAAATGGAAAATATTTTTTTCATAGTTGGTTTTTTTAAATTAGTATTTTACTCATTCAACATTGAATACCATAGCATGATTTCATTCGTTATAAAATGAGGCTTCTATAACTAACTTTTTTGCTTTTTTTATTTTTTCAATAAATGCGGTTTCTCACTTAATGAAAATTGTATCACTCGAATAATCTGAAGGCTCGTTAAATCAAATAGTTTCCACTTTTCATTCGTCGAATCGAACCTTAATTGAACTATTATAAGATCAAACAAACTGTCACTTCGAAACTGTTAGCATAACATCATTATCATTTGGTCAATTATGTCTAAGTATCAGTGTTGCATCCTGTCATCCAGCATATGGAAAGTCAAAATATAATTTTTCGTTTGCTACTATTCTTGCTGTATATATAGACTTACCAGATAGTTTATCTTCACGAGTACTATATTCCCATGTATTTGGAACATCCTTTGGTATAACAATATTTCCAGTTTGACTTGTGTTTGTGCTAACCTGTCATCATCATGCCATTACTCATATAAGTGCGGTAAATAATATAAACAATCATCCCCACTTTACGAGAGGTGACATTTTATTTTCCTCCTTTAACATATTCTTTGCCTCATCAGTTGATAGTTCCACCTGACAATGTTTACATCTGATAGATCAATCTATAATTTCTTCCTTACAATACGGACATTTCATATTTTATACTATAAAAAATAATATCCGCATTATACAGAATCTACAAATAAATCAAGGATGACATAGGAAAAAATATATTTCTTCCCATATTATGATAGTTTTACTAATAACTTTCATAATATGTCACTATTTAATGCTCAAGTAGGATTCTCAGCAGATCAAGCTAGTCTTGAAAAATTATGAAAAGCACTCGAGTCAAAACTCGCTGATAAAAGCGAAGTAAAAATAAAGGCTCAAATCGACCTGGCAAAGGTAGAAAGGCAAATGCTCGATCTCAAAGAGACAATGAAAAAAGTATGGAATAACGGGAGTCGTGATACTTGGGAAAAACTCAATGTCCAAATGAAAGACCTCCAGTGAAGGGCAGATACTCTCAGGGACCATCTGAAAAAAGTAAATGATGTGGTAAATGATATAGGAAATACCGAATCCAAATGGAGTAAACTCTGATCCGCTATAGGTGGTGTTTTCGCTGTTGGAACGGTGATGAATTGGGGGAAACAGATATTTGACGCCGCTGGAAAAGTCGAACAACTCAAAATTAGTTTTGGGACGATGCTCGGAAGTGCTGAAAAATGAAACAAACTCTTTGCTGATCTACAAAATGAAGCAAAGACAACCCCGTTCAATATGACGGACTATGCGAAGGCTTCACAACTCCTTATCGCTATGGGATATGATGCCCAAAAAATAATACCAACGATGCGGAATGTCGGGGATGCAGTAAGTGCTGCATGAGGAAATGGGGAAACACTCCTCAATATCTCTCGGGCTCTCGGACAAATCCAAACAAAGTGAAAACTCTCCGCAGAAGAAGTGAACCAACTTGCCGAAAATGGAATCTGAGTATGGAGGCTCCTATCTGAAGCAATGGGAAAAAGTGAAGCAGAGCTTATGAAAATGGCATCAGATGGAAAGCTTTTATCAAAAGATATACTCCCAATTCTCCTGGATCAGATGGATAAAACTTTTGGTGGGAATATGGAAAAGCAGGCACAAACACTGAATGGGAGACTCTCAAATATTCAGGATACTTTTTCGAATACATTGGCAACTCTATGAAAATCAGTAAATCCTGTATTTAATGGAATTTTGACTTTTATAAACTGGATTGTAGAAAAAATATCGTATCTTGCTACAGAATTTCCACGACTTACTGGAACTATTATAACAATAGTATGAGCTATTGGGCTGATTTGAGGTGCTATTGCAGTGTTATGACCAGTATGGGCTGGATTTATGTGAATATTTGCTACTTCCACTGGAGTTGCCACTACTGCAGTAGTATGACTTGAAGTCGCATCCGCACCACTTATAGGTACTTTTTGACTCATTGCATGAGCTATTGCAATACTATGAATTTGAGTTTCTACTTTCCTTGATGTAACAGAAAAAGTACCAACAGCAATGGAGAACGCATCAAAGAAAACAGAAGAGTACTCCAGTAAACTTGACGATCAAAAAAAGAAACAAGAAGAACTAAAAAAACAATTGGAAGACGGAACCATAACACAAGATGAGTACAATCAAAAAATACAAGATTCACAAAAAAATATAGAAAATCTAAAAGATAAGTCGGACCAGTACTCATGATCGCTAAAATATGTTTCTGACAATACAAAGAGTTTTTCCGATAGGATGGAGTACTTGAACAAAATAAAAATAAAACTCTCAATAGATGAATACAAAGCACTTGCTAGTGTGATACGAGAAGCGGCGAATGAGCAAATAAGACTACTACAACTTCAACAGGCTACTATTAAAGATAAAATGAGAGAGAGTCAAAGTGAGTTTTCAAAAATTCAGGATCAGTACACAAAAACAACTGGAGAGTGATCATTATCTACATATACAGAACAAAACAGACTGAATGATATACGAACTTCAAAACTAATGGATGAATATATATCATCGAATCAAGCGAAACAGTCAAACAAAGAGTTCAACGAACTCAATAAACAGTACAATGAAAAGCAAAAAAATATAAATGATCTCGAAAAAAGAGTAAAAGATATTGATTCCGCAATCAAAGAGTTAAGTACCGTATCACAATCTACAGCATCATCGTCATCATGAAGTGCCAAAAAATCCAAAGAGGAAACCGAAGCCCTTAAACAATCAGTAGATCGTGTAAAAGACTCATATACTATCCTAAAAAATGAAATCTGAAAGATAGACGGTGTCACAAAAAAAGCGAACGATGCACAAGAGAAGTGGGCGAAAACTATAAAAGATGCTCATAAAAGTGTGGAGGAGCAACTCAAAAAGGTGCGTACTGAGTATGAGAAGACCATCGATACGATCAATAAAGACTCTGCGAAAAGCTCAAACGATGCAGTATGATCTCAGTATCGTAGTCTTCTAGAAGAGAAAAAACAAATCGAAAAAGATATGAAGGACGCCAATGATATACTCATAGCCAGTGCTTCTGGACGAGATGTAGACTGGGCAACCGCCGCACAAAAACTCCAAGAAGCAACGCCAAAGTTTGAATCCATAAAAAAACAAATCGAAGAAATCCAAAATGCAAAAGGATCCAATGGAGAAAATCTCCTCTCGCAAAACACACGAGCCAAAGAAGACCAACGAGCTTCACTCGATACCCAATGACAATCTCGCTTCGACTTCCAAGAGAAGCTCTGAGAGATACAGCTCGAAAAGGCAAACAAGATCAGTGCGGCAACCGATGAGTTCGCAGCAAAAAGAGCCCTACAATTACAAAATGAAAATATTATCAAAACTTTTGAAAATCAAAAGACAGCACGAGGGATAAAACTAGAAAACCTAAAAAAGCAACTTGAACTCCAAAACCAAGAAAAGGAACAACAAGATCTCATACAAAAACTCTATGACGAAAGGGTGTCACTTCAAAAAGCAGAAGATGAGAAAAAGGCAGTAGAATCACGAGTATTCATATATACGAATAATCTCGCAAAGGAATATCACGCCGCCGAACTCTCAATGATACAAGAGAGAAAAGCAGAATATGATACACTCATCGAAAAAATAAAGATGGCTATAGCCCAAGCTGAATCCCTGCAAAGACAACAGTCTGCTGTATGAATAGCATCGAGTAGTACCAAACCACTTCCGTGAAAAAGTGATGGAGGATATACTGGTGATTGAGGAAAGTACGAACCAAAGGCAATAGTACACGGTGGTGAGTATGTCCTCTCTCAGGAAATGCTAAAAAATGTACAGTATGCTATGCCGGACTTTATCCCTGCTATGGAAAATATCCGTAAGGGATTCAGACCTATGACAACCGCTCAAAATATTAACAATAGCAAAAGCATCAATCTCACCGCTCCTATCTATGTAGAACGACCGATAGATCTACAAAGAGAGTTCTCAAAGATGATGTGGCGTGGATTTTAACCTTTATTTTTTCTATGGACGCAAAGCAAATAAAACTTGATGGATTCGATATCCTAAAAGACTGAGTCTCCGGGATATACTATGTACAAAAAGAGTGGCGAAACAATCTCCAAGTATCAGATTTGGCAAGTGATCGTTCCGGTTGGCACGGACGGGATGTGTCACCAACATTCGCCAGAGTTCGTATCATCACGCTCGAGGGGATTATAGATAGACTTCCCTATCCATCTCTTGAGCAATCATCGACGGAGTATCTGGAGCAACTCTTCGCACTCCAATCCAATCCATCCATACTCATACCCCGTACGCTCTATGTGAAAGATATCTATAACCGTGAGTGGACTCTTTCGGTCAAGATCAAAGAGCCGTGTATGATCGAGGAGGGTGACGGAGAATATAAAGGGTCTCACTGGAAATGGCGAGTCGTCCTTGAGTCTGTCTGAGATCCTACATATCTCTCCTATGGGGAGTTTTCTCAGAGTGGTATCGAGGGTGCATTATGATGATGGTCGATACCAACTTTATGATTTACACTTGATAGTGGATTCTCATTCTCAGAGGGGATGAATCTCATCTCTATCGATCCAACTGGAAATACTGCTATATTTCCACGATTCGTCTTCACGATCACTGGAACCTTGAATACACCTCTCAGGATAAAAAATCTCAGTACTCTCGAAGTATTTTCACTTGATGTATCAGGAGTCGCAGGAGATGTTATCATAATAGACTCACAGAATCAAAAGTGTACAAAAAATGGAATCGATATCACCTCACAAAGGGTCGCATGATCTCTCTGGCCATCAGCACTCTCTGCAACAACCTATCTTATCGATGATGCTGATGGTGGATCTATAGTATCTGACTTTTCTATTATTATTTACTACAAAAACGCACTCCTATAGCGTATTCCATCGAATTCGACGGAATCATAATATTACTCTATGCAATCAATTATATACATCTATACACGCACTGGAACAAATCCGATTATGCAGATATTTGATGGAATGAATCTTTCACTCTCATCAAAGACCAATGAGATATCAACAGCCTCTTTTGATATCCCACTCTATAGACCTGATGGATCCATACATCCATCACTTAAGGATATTACTTACCTTGCAAAGATGAATAGAGTGAAAATAGCTATGAATATCTCAGGGGTCGAGTCCGTACAGTTCGATGGATATATTTCATCGGTTTCTGATGGTCCAACATCGACCAAAGTCATACTCTCAGATTATCTCGGAATACTTGAATCAAGAATCATCACAACAGATGTAACTTTTTCTAATGTATCGGTGAGTTCTATTCTCACGAGTATATTTTCTACAATGAACTCGATCGACCCAACAGGACTTTCTATAAGTTCCAGTATCACGGATATGGTGACGAAGACATACACTGCAGGTCAAAGTATTATGGAAATAATACAAGATCTTGCACAGGGTGGATATCACTATATAATGCGATGAATCGTATTATCTATGGATACCATCGTCGGAATCGATAGGAGTACTGGAGCTTCTTATATAGAATTTCGCTATGACTATCGTGAAGCTCGAAGTCGCAATATATCAGACTTCACTATGGACTCAAATGTAAGAAATATCCAAAATTCTATTAGTGCTAAGCCAAGTACTGGAACTCTCGTGAATGCATCAGACACAACGAGCATATCGACTTATGGGAGACGAGAGGAAATGATCAGTGCCAATGGTACCATATCAGATGAAGTTTCAAAATATCTTGTAGAACACAAGGATGATACTGTAGAGATATCGATCACTCCAACGACATATGACTACTCTCTTGCGAATGCTGGAGATATCGTTAAAGTTATGATCGATAGAGGAGATGCTCGTGGGAAGTATTCAGGTACGATGCGTATCGTATCAAAGGAATACACGACACAAGGGGATCTCCCATCAGTAGTATTCTCACTTTCATCATCGAAGATACGAACACCTAATATATTGGAAAAACTAAAACGGATGAACGATGATATAAAAAGCCTAAAGACTCTCTAGTGGGTCTTTTTTTTCGATGACATAGGAAAATGCTGTTATAGGGAGATATTTACAGAATAAGAATTACTCTCTATGGCACAAATTACCGCCCTCATTGCTGGTCCAAATAAAAACTTTGATTATCAGGTCACAGCACTTGCTCGTTCCATCTTGAATCAATGAGTCATATCATGAACAGATCTGATTGTTTCAACAAATAGTGTTGGCGTTGGAGAGGCTTTTATTCTCTGTACTCGAACGGGATGACAACAAGTGATGGTCCACTATACCAATTCTGCGAGTCTGGCCATAGATACCACTGGAACCAAATATGTGTGGGTAGGGATCGATCAATCCGTGATAGACGATGGAAGTGCAAATGCGATAGACGGAACAGGGATTGCGACGATACGGACAGGATCATCCTACCCGACGACGGGTGCATATATCCCCCTTGCCTCCATCACTGGAGGAGTCATCACCGACACTCGTGTGTTCGTCACACAAAAAGCCATCACAAGAAATGGATTCGCAACTGGAAAAACCGTCTATGTAGATCCAAACACTGGAAACGAGGTGGTGAAAAATAGTACCACAAGCTCGACGATATCTGGATCAGATACGATGCTGATGCGAGATCAAAATGGAGATGAAAAACGGGTAGCATACAGCGACTTCGGAAGTCTCGTGACGAGTAGTGGGAAGTATGTACAGACCGCTACTATGGGTGAAACGGTAGCGAGTACCTTTGTGTCACAGACGACTACACTTCCAGTGTTTACATTGATTCATGGATGAACTACACCGTTTTTAGTATACAGCGGATCCGCAAAAAAATTCACCTCATTTTCTATATATGCGAATTATAATTCTAATGCTACTATTTTCGTAAAGGGAAGCAACGATGGAGGAACGACAAAAACAACACTCTATACAGGATCCGTCAACATAACTACCAATTCACAAACAATATCTCTCAGCGGAAGTAGTACCGCATATTCATCTATCTACTTCGAATCGAGCATACCGAATATCAGTGCATACATTGATTATATCACCCTCATAGAAGACACTTCCTATACCTATACTGGATCCGTACCCGTATCCGTGGTATCCGAAATCCTCTACACAAACACTCTTACCACGAGTGCTGGAGCGAATCAGACACGAATCGGGAATCGGTACAATTTCCCATACGAAGTCAAACTCAAAAAATTCAAAACTTGGCAAACGACCGTGTCAACGAGTGCGAGTATCCTTATTCTCGACAATCTCGGAAATACACTCAAAACCGTTCCAATGGCAACTGTCGGTATGCAAGAAGTCGATCTTGATTTCCTCTGTACCGCCAATACCGAATACCGTGTAGTACTCAATGATACGGCGAATTGGACGAGTGGGGCAAGCTACCAGTACAACACCATTTCCAACTACCAAACGAGTATGCCGTATGTCCTCGGTGCGGTGTACGGTGCATGAGCTGGAACGCTCGACAATGCGAATGGATACATATTCATAGAGTCCACCGTGGATTTCCAGTGACGAGCGTACAAGTCACGAGCCAATCGAGTATCCGAACCACAATTTGCGGTATTCGCAGGATTTGTGACTTCTCCAAAAAATATAGGAGATATCGTGAAGCTCGATGCGAATGAAGGTGGATACAACGATGGTCTCCAATGACTTACGAAATGATCGTTTTACTACCTTTCAGATATTGGCGGTATCATAAGCTCAACACCTGGAACTATCATTTCCCCAATTGGGATATCGTATAGTACAACAGCGTTAAAAATTACACGAAGTAAAACTCTTGGAATAACAAAAACAGTATCAATGTCCACCACGATTGATGTCCCTAATGGAACTAAAACGACAACATTTTATTCTTCAATTTTTCTATTTTCGAAATTTATATCAGTAAGTGCCATCAATAAATGATGATGGGCAAACGCTTTCGATGGCGGAGTATGATATATTTATGTCCAATTAAGCATTGATTGAATTAATTTTTATGATTATAACAGTCTTGAATTATGAAACTATGTCATTCCAGATGTTATGGTATGAAGGATTAAATTTGTAATAATTTCAACAAATTATCAACCACTAACCAATAGAACCTACTCACCATCCGTAACTCTTAATTTTTAGTCCCTATGCTCCTCTCCTTCTTCTCTCCCACCGAATACGTCACTGGCATCGACTATTCCCATCATCCAGACTGTCTTCACACCGAAGATATCGACTTCGACCCGTCGAATCATACCGCCACGATCGAGGAAAAAGACGGAAAGTATACAGTGAAAATAACAGAAAAACCAATCGTCCAAAAAGTAGAAACCACCACCGAAAAACACACTCGAATCCTTCAAAAAATCCTCTCGACGGAAGGAATCAAAAAAGAGGATCTCGAATGGGAAACATTCACGAGTGACGAAAAACGGAAGATCATAAACCAACTTGTCTACGGTGATGAACTCTCCGAAACGCTTTGGCTCAAAAAAGAAATGAGACTTGCTTCAAAAAGCAACACACTCTACACAAAACCTTCCGCCGTTTTTACGGAAAAAGAAAAACTCGACTGTCTCAAAATCCAGGCACAAAATATAAAAATCGAAGAACTTAAAACTTTACTCTCCTAATATCCAAAAAATGATCGAAATCGTACTCGTCAAATCCTGACATGCTATCGCTGGACTCCTCGGCGGACTCACCGCCTATCTCGTCGACAAAAATATGCACTGGCGTGACGGTGTAGCCCTCGTCGTGATCGGTGGGGTATCGTCTTTTTATCTCGTTCCTGCCATTATCCAATATGGTGGACTCTCTGGAGAAATGGCAAGTTTCATTGCCTATTGTGTGGGGATCATATCCCGTGCCGTGATCTTGCAAGTCAAGGATAAAATGGCAACGATGATATCGGATAAGATCGTGAACGGTGGGAAATAG